CAAGATAAGGTTAATATTATTGAGACTGATATTAATGACCTTAAAAATAGACTCGACTTTTTAGATGTTGCAAAGTTTGTTGTATCAGAAGAAGGTGTAAAGAGCTTTATCGTTAAGAAGATTTTACGTAACTTTAACTCTAAGCTTACACATTATCTTAAGAAATTAGATAGTAATAGTATCTGTGTATTTAATGAGTATTTTGAAGAAGAGATTATTAATGAGAAAGGTAAAGTATGTCTCTATAATAACTTCTCTGGAGCTGAGAGGAAAGCTATTGACCTTGCGTGTCTATTCTCGTTCATGGATATGAGAAAAGCTCAGGGAGATGTGCATTATAATATTAGCTTTTATGATGAATTATTCGATAGTAGTTTCGATGAAAAGGGTGTTGACTTGGTTTTAGAGATCTTAAATGACCGTGTGGAGACTCAGAAAGAGTGTATATTTGTTATTAGTCACCGTAAGGAAAGTATTAAGTCTGCGACCGGAGATATTGTATTTTTAGAGAAGAGTAACGGTATTACTAAACGTGTTGAATTCGTGGATTAAAGAGAAAAAACTTATAATTAATAGTATATATGCTTAACAGATCTCCATTCCCATCACCACCCATGCAATCTAATCTCCCGATGGGACTAGCTAGTCAAACGAGCAACATTAAAAAACCGCAGAAATCAGCCACGCCTCAGCCACCGGAGATCGGTATGCCGCGGTTCATGAATTACTATGCCGATTATTCCGGCTGCGGTCACTGGAGAATGATATGGCCGGAGCAGGTCATGAATGCCCATAACAAGGCTGTCGTACATGGCACGACGGTAATGAATGGAGATACGAGACAGTATGTAGGTGTTAAGGGTGTACGTATACAGAGGCAAGCGACTCCTCAACAATTACATTTTATTAAATTTTTACGTACGCTTGCAGATAAACAAGACTTTCGACTCATATACGAGATTGATGATATCTGCTTTGCGGAGGATATTCCTGATTATAATAAGTTTAAGGGAGCGTTCACTGACCCTCAAATCAGAAAGAGTGCTCAGGAGATTATGGCTATGTGTGACGAGATTACTGTTACATGTCCATTCATGCGCGATTATTATAGAGAGAAGACAGGTAATAAAAACGTAACTGTTATACCTAACTTTATGCCTAAGTTCTGGCTAGGTAATAGGAGTGATATAAACCGCACGATGAAGAGTTTTGATGATAATAAGAAGAAGCCAAGGATTCTATATGCAGGTTCTGGAGCTCATTTTGATGTCGATAACAACGTTGGTCAGAAGGATGACTTCGAACACGTAAATAGAGTCATCGCTAAAACGGTTGATAAGTACCAGTGGGTATTTTTAGGAGCTTTTCCCCTATCACTTAAACCACTCGTAATGTCCGGCAAGATTGAATTTCATCCATGGGTAAGGTTATTTGAATACGGCGATAAGTTACGTGATCTAAACGTTAATATGGTCGTAGCACCTTTACAGGATAATGTTTTTAATCGGTCAAAATCAGATTTAAAATACATTGAAGCTTGCGCGCTCGGTTTACCTATCGCATGCCAGGATATGTGTACCTATGAGAATGCACCGATTAGGTTTAAGACAGGTGACGAAATGATCGCTCAGATCGAGAAAACATTAGGTGACCGGAAACGTTATAAGTCTCTATGTAAAAAGGCTTCAGCATATGCTGATACGCGTTGGTTAGAGAGTGATAATAATATTGATTGTTATACTGAACTCTACCAATACAACGTAGGTGATCCTAAGAGGGTTAATATAAACCGGTTCAATAAATAGGTTGATACTACGAGGAACTACATTATAATTATGATGTGAGTTATCGAAATATAGTATATAATGGTAGAGAGAGTTCAGTTAAACTCTTTACATGGGATGAAGATGGTAACCGTATTTCGTACGAGACGTCGCATGAGCCATATCTATTTGTTGAAGGTAACGGTAAGTATGAGTCTATCTTCGGTACTAAGTTAATTAAGAAGAAGTTTCAGAATCAGTACGGTCGTTATAAGTTTATTAAGGATACCGGCATTAAGAGGGTATTTGAAAACCTACAATCACATCAACAATATCTAGTAGATCGTTACTGGGAGGAGAACGAGGAAGAGGACTTTAATAAGCATCCTATTAAGACGATGTTTATTGATATTGAGACGTACTCACCTGATGACTTCCCAGACATTGAAACTGGTAATCATAAAGTAACCGTTATAACTGTATATGATACTCTCACGGATCACTTTACCACCTGGGGGTTGCATGATTATAAGAATCACCAAGATGATGTAACCTATATAAAGTGTGACAATGAGAGAGACCTCTTTAAGAAGTATATTCAACACCTTGAGCAGGACTTCCCTGATATCTTATCTGGTTGGAACTCTGAGTTCTTTGACATACCTTATATCATTAACAGATGCCGTCGTATCCTTGGGGATGAGTGGGTTGCTCGTATGTCCCCTACAGGTAATGTAACTAGTAGAGTCATTAAGGGAGCCTTTGGCAGAGACCAAGTAAAGTGGTCTATTGAAGGTATATCACTACTCGACTATCTAGATGTATATAAGAAATTCTCTATGGGTCTTCGTGAGAGCTATAAGCTTGATGCTATTGGTGAATTAGAGTTAGGTGAGAAGAAGGTTGAGTATGGTAATATGAATCTTGCTACTCTGTCCGATGAGGATTGGCAGACCTTCGTAGACTATAACATTCAAGACGTTAGACTTCTCAAGAATCTAGATGTTAAGCTGAAGTATATCGATCTGATTCGTATGCTAGCTTATTCTGGATTAACTTCTTTTGAAGCAGCTATGGGCTCATTATCCGTTATTAATGGTGCTACTGCTATTAGAGGTCGCCGGCGATGTCAATGTATACCTACATTCATTCGTAATGAGGATACCGGTAAGAATCCTGGTGCGTATGTAGGTGAACCTCTAAAGGGATTTCAGAAAGATATTATTTCTTTTGATGCGAACTCGCTGTATCCGAACGTGATGATATCTCTTAATATGTCTCCGGAGACCAAGGTTGGTAAGATCGAGGATAAGAACGATAAGGAGGTTACCATTAAGCATGTTAATGGTAAGACGTTTACTTTACCGATTGAGAATTTTAGTAAGTTTGTTAAAGATGAAGAAATTGGTATAAGTCGTGCTAATGTAATGTTTACGCAGAAACGTAAGGGTGTGATGCCTGAGATTCTCGATGAGTATTATAATAAACGTGTGGAGGTTAAAAAGATACTAACCAAGCTAAAGCATGAGTACGCCGCTAACCCTACACCTGCCTTAAAGGTGCGTATCGATCAGTTAGACTCGAAGCAGCTATGTATTAAGATCTTTATTAACTCTATATATGGATACTTCGGCAATAAGCATGCCCCGTTCGGTGATGATGATATTGCCGCGTCAATCACTCTGACAGGTCAAGCTGTTATTAAGACCTCGAACGAGCTACTCAAGCAGTATATAACTAAACGTGTAGGTATCGATGACGAGCAGAAACTTAATGATAGTGTTATATATAACGATACAGACTCGTCGTATATATCTATCAAGCATATCATTGATAATACTGATATTAACTTTACTGGCCCGGATGGTAAGATAACGAAAGAGTTACATGATGAGGTTCAAAAGATTGAAGACTTCTTAAACCATGAAATAAAAATATGGGGTGTACGTTCACTTAACTCTCAAGACTGTAGGTTTGTATTTAAACGTGAGATGATTGCCGACGTTGGTGTATTCCTGCAGAAGAAACGCTACGTTATGCATATACTTGACGACGAGGGAATTGCCATGGATAAATACAAGTATACTGGTGTTGAGGTCGTTCGTAGTACAATGCCGGCAGCTATTAAACCGTATGTTAAAAATATTATTGAGACGATGTTAAGTACTCGTGATATTAATAAGACTAATAGTGTCCTAAACGAAGCTTACAAGATCTTCAAAAGCCTACCTATTGAGGATATCGCTTTCGTATCCGGTATTAAGGGTTATGAAAAGTATTCGACTCAATGCGATGGGTTTACGACGTGCAAGGGTATGCCTAGTCACGTTAAAGCCGCATACTATCACAACCTACTCCTTGATAAGTTTAATATTGATAAGGAATATGAAAAGATCGGTAGTGGTGATAAGGTTAGATTTTATTACGTACAGAAGCCTAATCCATATAATATAGGTAACGTGGCATACAAATATTACCTACCTGATGAATTTAAGGATAAGCTCGAGTTAGACTACGAGTTGATGTTTGAGAAGATCATCTATTCTGCTATTGAACGATTTTATGATAATGTGAGTTGGTCTATTCAAAGACCTGGTGCTGCAGTTCAGACAGATTTATTTGATTTACTTAGTTGATTAGACAGGAACACCGATATAATTATATATATGACAGATAAAAAGTATACCACGTTTATTGATAACGCAGGCCGCACCGTCTTCGGTGAGGAAGTATCAAGAGGTGATTTTATTCAGGTAAAGAGTCCTGTAATGATCACTGTTCAACCACAGCAGGACGGCCAGATGGCAGTGCAGCTTTTCCCACTATTCTTTCCAGAGTTTATTCAACCGGTCGGTGAAGATGCGGAGCGTTCAACCGTTTTCTCTTGGAGTGTTAATAACATTGCTTTAGGTAGCGAGTTCGAAATTGAGCCACGTATTATTGATCAATACGAAAAGGTTGTTAACCCCATACTAGTACCGGTTGAAGCTGCAGCTGAAGAAGCTCAAGCTGATGAAGAGGTGATTAAGCTCTTTGACGAGTAAGATTTATCTGCCTGCCATGCCTCTGACTCAAGCATACTTTGGCGAAAAACTCTAAGAATCTGACCGAGTCTTAGATTGGTATTTAGGTTGAGTTCGTAATTCCTCTGCGACGGTGGAGGTTGATAATAAGGATAAAGATTGGAAGCAGTCGACTCCCTTATATTTTTTTTATTAGTTTAGTTGATACATATACTTGTTTATGTAAATATTTTTATGTCAAATTGGTCAACAGAATCATTCCGCCCTCCATCTGACAACTCGTCATATTTCGGACATGTCAGGGAAGACGAAGCTGAGAAGATCCGTGCTGAAATCAACCAGCAAGTACGTAATGAAGCTAATATAGCTATACATAATATCGTTACCCAAAAAGATGCAGAAATCGCTAAGTTAGTAGAACAGATTGATGCGCTTAAGGCAGCTAGTAAAAAGCCAGAACCTGAGGTTGTTGAAGCTGAAACACCGCCCGATTACACAAAGGGAGTAATATCCGCAACATTTTCAGAGTCCGAAGATATTCAGATTATTAATAATGCTTTATATAGAGCAATAAAATACGGTCAATTAACTGAGGATGATTTAAAAGACGAAAATCTTGGAAAATTAAGAATGATTATTATCTCTTGGAAAGAGTTCTTTGAGGAGTATAAATGGAAGAGTAACTATATATCAACAAAGATAAAAAAGCTTCTGAAAGATACAGAAGAAATGTCATGATTATTACTTGAACGGGGTAAAAAGTATACTATAATCAGTATATGAGTAAAGAAATTGATGACATTTTATCTGTAATTGATAAGTCAAACCCTTATGCGTCCTTCCTAAACGATAGCGCGCTTAGTAACGTCGATGGGTGGATCGACACCGGATCAATGGTACTTAATGGTATTGTATCAGGTTCACTACACGGAGGCATTCCAAAGAATAGAATGACCCTCTTAGCAGGCCCGAGCATGACCGGTAAATCGTTTATTCTGCAAAAGATTCTAGCTAATGCTCAGAAGGAAGGTTTGATTCCAGTTATCTTTGATAGTGAGAACGCGATTGACAAGGATGGTGCCGAGGCTCTAGGTTTGGATGTTAGTAAGGTAAAGTATGTACCTGTTTTTTGTATCGAAGAGTGCCGTAATACAATCTACGACTTCCTTACGAAGGTAAAGGAGAAGGGTCAAGAAGGTAAATTTATTATCGCGATTGATTCACTTGGTAATATGGAGAGTCAGTTACAGATT